ACAGTATAATCAAAAAAACAAAAAGTGCTCTAATCGAAAATCAAAATGCGTGATTTGAGCGAAAAACAAAATGTGTGAATTATTTCACACACAACATATATAGAGCAACCAGCTGCTCTTTATTCAAAAGAGAACCCCGCCTGCGTTTAGTGAGCGGGGATTTTCTTTTGAATAACTCGCTATGGTTAAACACTATTAAAATACTTAATATGAATGCTCTTAATTATCAAATCACAAAAGAATTTAGCAATTCAAAGCTGCGCGACTTTAAAGTCTATCTAAAGCAATCTCTCCAGGATCCTTTTACAATGAACCTAAAGGGCTACACTCTACAGGAAGTTATACAAGCGGCCATTAAGTCGAAGAGTAAGTTACATCCAAACTATCGTGAATCTCTTGGTGGGCTTATTTACAACCTCAAGACCTTGGAAGAATACTATCATACCAAACTGCAACCAGTTCAAGTTACAGATGTCTTCTGGGGCTATTTTATAGCCTTTTGTGAGCAACGCGGTCTGAAGCTCTCTACTATTGAAACAATGTGCAATCAGCTCAGATCTGTGCTGAATTGGGCAGTAAAGTACAATGCAACAGTATCACCAACATACACTGATTTCGATATCAAGCGGCCCAGGAATCAAGAAATAGCCCTGACTGCAGACGAGGTATCTCGTATAACCTACTTTGATATAGACCGTTTTTATGCAGACAGGCGCTCGGACTTCCGTGAGACTATGCACAAAGTGCGCGACATGTTTGTCCTTTCATGCAACCTCTTCCAGCGCCACTCTGACATGGTTCGAATCGACCCAGGGTGTTTCGAACGGAATATCTTTCGTATCACCCAGCAGAAGACCGGAAACCTCGCAGTTGTCAATATTGACCTGTATAGCATAGAACCGAAGACGACCTATAGGATACTTGAGAAGTACGGCTATAAGGCGCCATACACGGCAACAATCGGGAATTATAACTACTATCTTCACCAACTGATGCGTGATGTCGGCCTGGTTGATCCTGTGAGGATTGAAGAGAGGCGTAACGGGAAGCTTGAAGCCATTTCAGTGCCCAAATGGAAGCTTATCTCCTCTCATACGGCCAGAAGGACCGCTATCACCGTAAACGTGCTCAGAGGACTCAATGTGCACGAACTACGAAGATGCTCAGGGCACACCGACCTCCGCGTCTTTGACAACTACGTGCGTGACTACTAAAAGAGCGGGCCAGATGGTCCGCTCTTAACTCAGTCACTTAGGGTTTTAATCGCTTATCGTTATAGGACTTTTTTCAAACACTTTTTTTAATGCCTCAAACCAAAGTCTTACTCCATCGGGATTTCCGTGTTGACCATCCCAAGTAAACCAAAGACCGCCCTCGCCCCCTGCAAGACTGCCTCCTTTATTCACGATATTCCATTCAAAATATTTGAAAAGGTCAATAAATGGCACACGCAACTCATTTGCGACTGAACGGATTTTGTCATTCATATCTTCTTGCGTGGGAGATATATATTCAGCATAGAAATTTTTATCGTGAACTATACTCAACCCAAGAGGATTGCAAGATGTGAAAACAAAATCAATCCCTTTTGCCCTCAAGGAACTAATCATTGAACGGAAATTAGCCTCACTTTGTGCGAGTGTCAGTCGCAGATCATTCATTTCCGGGAATTCCCACATAAGTGCATCATATTGCACATTATAGAGTTGGTCTGGAGCATACTGCAAGAGTTGAGTGGATGTGTGTCCACCCCTTGCAATATCCATTATTACCATCGTGTTGCCAGACCAATAAAAGCCACCCCACACATCACATTCCGTTGCGCTTTCCGTTGTGAATCTGATAGTATTTGCCTGCCCGGATGGAAGATTATGGAACTCATATATCTCATACGGATTCCCAACATTCCCAGCATCAGCAGCGAGATTGATGGTGTCATTTCCACAAGGCAACTGCAAAGGAACAACGGAACTATTTACCACCAAATTATTCGCAATGAGAGTTTCTAATTCCTGCTGCGTCTTTTGAGGATTCCCCACCAAAACGGGGTTTATGTATTTAATTGTACTTGGTAAGTTACCATTTATAGTGACATTCAAAACACCCATCCCTGTTTTCTTGTTGGCTATAAGAGCAAAATGTTCATATCCTTGGGGAATAGTTATCTCCATATATGCTCCACTCGTTGTTGCCCTGCAATATTGTTCTTGTGTTCCGTAGAAGAAATCTACAGGGCTGAAACTTGCGAATCCGGATTTTGTCCAATCCGCATTGTCAAATCTTCTCCAGATAGGCTTGTTCCAAGACATCCAATCATACAATCTCCTTGCAACATTGTTGGTCAAAAGGCGCATAGGTCTCTTTGTGTTCCCCTCATCTACATCCGAGGGTATGTCCCCACCAATATCATTTGCGAGAAGGCTATCACCAAACAAGCATATCTTGGTCAAATACTTGTCTTTTTTGTTGATGCTTTGAAAGACGGAATCTATATTGTTTGTAAACGGATAATCTGAAGATTCCACGATTTCTGCAATCTTTTCAGTATTCTCCGCAATCTTTTCAGTATTCTCCGCAACCCTTGTGGCAATATCCCCATCTTCTGAAACATTAAACAATGTTATATGAATTTCCGCACCAATATTCTTGTCCGCCCCAAATACACCAAAGCCGGGGGAATAATCATTGTCAAGTGAATTTTTCCCTGTAAAATGCAAGAAATATTCTTGTGGAGTGGTTGATAGTTCAATCACCTTTTTATCTTCGGAGTCTGCCGATGCAAAGAGTCCAACCACCATTTTTTGACCATTGATGGTGGAATATGCCCTCATCCTTATAGCATAGGGTTTTGCGTTAGTGGATGCTGCAAAAGTTACACCCGAATTGTTGGCAGCGGTTAATCCATAGGTGACCTCTTGTGTTGAACTATCTACACTCAAGGAGTAGCCACTACCATAGGGTGACCAATTATGGCTTTGAGGTATTACTCCGGCAATTTGGCGGTTAAAGAGTTCATTGAAATCATCTGGGATATGTGCAATTGTTTTCTTAACCCATAGATTGGAACTCTTTGTATATATTAGGACAGCAAGTTCACCATCCCCAACAACGAGGTCTCCAAAGTTGGTATATGTCCCCGCTTCGTGTGCGAGGAAAAAAATGTTTTGATCCAAAATCCCCGGATTGGTTTGTGCCGGAGTTAATTTCGCCACATTTCGGAATTGATACCCCTCATCCAATAATTGGCCTAACTGACTGATCTTGTTATCGAGCACCTTGCCCTGGTGGGCGGCCAGGGGAAGAGAGGTGCTGTCAGAGTCAAGGCTGTCGACGGGCTCAAGGTTACCGATGTTTCCAATCAGGGACCAGCTGGGAGAGTCCGTCCCGTTGTAGCGATAGACGGAGCCGTTGTCGGAGTCAGAGGAGGCGATGACGACGATCTGGCCGGGGCGCAGGGGCTTACCGGTAAGATCGGAGACAGGCGCAGTATCTGCCTCCATTGCGACTACACTGGCGTAGATCTTGCTGATGACAAGCGCAGCACCCTGCTGAAGCCAGAGCTCATTCAGGGCAAGAAGAGTGTCATACATTATGCTACCAGCCCGCTCCGGGCTGATGCTATTCAAAGCAGTCTCATCGCGGAGAGCTGCTGCACGTGCCAATATTTCGTTAATGTTTGCCATACGATTAGAAAAGAGGGATTAGAAAAGAGGGATGAGAAAACCGTTGGTGCCGGAACCAATCATGCTGGTACCAGGCAAAGCGGCGATGTTTATGTTGATTGTTCTTCCCGATGTGGGGACTATTGAAACAATCACTTGGTGGACACTGAAGACACCACCGCTATACAGCTGAGCGAGTGCAGCAAAGTCAACAGAAGTGAACATATCTCTGTGCGCCGCCGATACGTCAAAACTAAGATGGCCTTCCGGGTCGTCCCCTTCTACAGCGCGCAGGTTGAATTCAACGAACCAGAATCCGTTTTTTCGGATAAGCTTTCCGCTGAGGGCAATACCGGATCTATCGCTGTCGATGTAAACGTCATCATCGCTCCGATTGAGCCGGCCAACGGAGTCAACTGCGATTCCATCAGTGCTCACAGTATTGATGACGACGCTCCTTGTGTCATAGCACTGATGCACGCTCTGGTCTTTAAAGGTGCGCTTGCCACTTAGGGCGGACACGACGTGAAAATACAGAACGTCTGAAGGCTCCGCTGCAATGGTTTCTCCAGAGACGGGAAGGATCTCTCCGTTAATTACGACTACACCAGCCGAATAGGAGAGATTAGTGTACGAGATTCTGGTGATATCGACCCCCTGCAGGATGGCATTCATCGAGTTGCTTCCGGAGTTCATAAGAGCTCGTGCGAGCTGCGTAAACGCAGCGCGGGCGGCATTCTGCAAAAAGTCGACGTCGCCCAGATAAACCGGCTGAGTGCCGGCGAATGTAAGAAACTTATTCATAAACGTCTATTGAAAATTCGGTTCCAGCCATTTTGTAATAGTTCACCCAGTTGGTGACGGTCGCTATGTCGGCCTGCGAGAGAGCTGCCGGAACATGCACGACAAAAGTCCCGGTGATTGCCGAAGGCGCCAGGGAGCTCATGTTGAGCGCCGTTGCCGGAGACTCATCCTGAAAGGACATGTAAACGGGCGCTACGGCCTCGGATTCAAGCGAAAGGTATGCCCTGTCGTATTCCTCATCGGTGATGTAGATGGCCTTATACTCAAAGAAAAAAAGGCTGTTTAAAAAGCGTTCTAACGAGTTCTGAAAGACGTTATACGTGAGCTGCCGGCCCACTCCCGTCTTGTAGGTCAGGAAGGCATCCTGCAACTGCTTTACCGGATAAAGCATGCATCGGAGGAAGGCGTAGATGGACGCCTTCCTCAGCACCGGGGGCAGCAGGTGGATAATCCACTTGTCGATGTCAAAGTGATAAAACATAGCTTATGGTGCTTCTCAGGTTATTGGACAAAAAGGATCCTCCAACGCTGGTGTAGTTGTTCCCAGCAACCGGAGTGAAGGTGGACCCAGCGGCGGTCTTGACGGAAACGCCGGTAAGGCTCACGTCGATGACTCCGGCGGCCGCCTGGATGGCGTCCACCAGTTTCGTCTTATTCAGGGCTCCTCCGTAAACGATTCCCTTCAGGTAAGCGTCGATGGCTTCCTCCACTGGATAGACGCCAGGTTCTGCGATGAGCTGGCCATCCGGGGACAGCACTTGAGGATTATACTGAACCGTAACGGCCACCCGCACCTCATCAGGGTCGAAGCTGGCCGCCTGAAGCAGCACGCCCGCCGGCTTACGCTCATGCAGGTAGGCATCGAAGGCGGTCAGTTCGTCGGCCGACAGGGCCGTCGGCGAGCCCGATCCGTCATCCTTCGATGCGAGGACATAGACCATTCCACCCAGGTCTCGGCATGCAGCATACTTTACTATCTGCTTCGCAGTGTCTATGACGGAATAGACAAAGCCCTGGGTTTTTTCGTCAAATACCAGGCTGTCCCCGTACTGAAACTCCAGCGAAATCTTGTGATACCAGGGGATGGACGCCACCACAGCCTCGGCGATTTTTAGGTCAACGTCCGTTTTAAAAGCGTCGAATAGAGTCTCCAGCACGTGGATGGCTGCCGCAACGATGGAAAACCAGATGGACTCCAGGCTGACGGCGCTGAAGGTATCAGCGAAAGTGCTTCCGGGCGCAAAGCCGTATTTTTCGATAATCACGCTGTCCTCCATGAACTGCTGAGTCATCGAGTTCTTTATCTGTGAGATTGTCCTTGCCATACTATTGAAATTCTAATGTAAACTGTTCCGTAAAGATGCGCTGGCGGATCTCTCCGTCGGTATCCGAATATGCTGTTGCCGGCTTAATGCCATAAGTGCGAACATAGTTCTGCAGATAAGCGTCGAAAACAACGTCCGGGCACTCCAATACCTGCCCGACCTGAAGATCGGCCGTCATTGAAAGGCCATTTGCACGGGCGATGACCGGCAATCCGGAGATATCGCCGTAGATCTCCAGGGCGATATCCGAAAGGGTCTGACGCATCAATACTGTAGCTTTCATACCTATCTGAACCTTAAGCCAAACAATTTTCCTTTTTTTAAATCAAGCACGACCAAAAAAGTGCATACTATCAAAGCGACAGGAACCACATACCATGGTAATCCGCGCTTGGCTTCATCCTTGATTGTCGTCTCCTCTTCCTTTAGCTCAGCGACCGCCTCAGAGTGAAAGGTCGCGCTGTCAATCTGCTCCAGCTGCTTCTCTTCTTTGGCCTGAGATACTTTTGTAGAGCTCTCTGCACGCCGAGACGATGTTCTGGTCGTGCGCTCCGTCACATATTGACGGCCGGCCGAGTCCGGAGCGGAGTATTTCTCAGTCACTACCACCTGGTTGCTCCAGGAGCTCGAATCAATCGTGCTTTCGACAGTGCCGGATACAACGCTTTCCTGTTTGCTGGTGACATTGGCGCTGTCAACAGTGTTTCCCTGTATTGAAGTCTTAGCCACGTGCTCCCCTTTGTAAAGCTTTGGAGAGCACGCCGCTAAAACCAGCAAACACACAAAAAACGAATAAAACCTATACATAGGCTTATATCTTTTCGCCGGTCCACCGGCGGTTATACAAAATCTGTCCACGTTGCTTGCCCCTAAGCTTGTGGCTTACATGCACGAATGTGGGATAAAGAATCAGCTGATCAAAAGGAAGCTTCAGCGCAACGATCCTCCTGGCGATATATAGGGGCTCAAAGAACGGGCTCCGGATATCGCCTGCCTCTCCCTTCCGATGCTGCGACGACTCGACGCCGCCTACCAGCTCGTTAAGTTCTTTACACCTGTATCCACTTTCGACGATCACTGTGGCCTCAAGGTCGTCCCGCAATGGCTGCAGGACTGTTACGGTCAGATCCTTGATAGCGGCCCCCACCTGTGCAGAAGGGATTTTATTCTCAATGCCCTCGGCAATCGCCCGTGCCGAATATTCAAACTCATCGAAGGAGAAATTCTTGCTGATGTTTCCCATGTTTAATCCTCCTTTTCAATCGCGTTTTCGACCTCATCGGCCTTTTCCTGGTACTGCTGCAGGTAGGGTATCTTTTTGATAATCTCAAAACTCAATACGTAGTAAAGGAATTTTATACCCTTGCTTTTTGGAAGGAGTTTATGGCAGTTCCGCAAGATATTGACCGCATAAAAATATATGATGGCGTACACCACTCCGCTGATGCACTGCACGGCTCCGGATGGATTGCCCATCTTCTCGCCGACCAGGTAGATGGAGAGCACGATGACATAGAAGACAAGGGTCTCCAGGATGCAGCGAAAGAACTTCTTCAGGCTGAACCTTTCCTTCTGCACTCCGACGCCAGCGAGGAGTCCGAAAATGCAATTTAAAAGGAAAACGAAGAAGATCACGAATACCATATCCTTCAGCGGGGCAAAATAGCCCACCAAAACGCTGGTGATGGTTACAAGAAGGTTTTTAATAGTGTCAAACATAGCTCGCTTTGATTCTTATTGATTTATTGTCAACTATTACCGATTCCACTTTTTGCCCATCCATCTCCAGCTGCTCCCGGATCTCGCGGGACCAGGTGAGCGGATCATGGTCGAGCACCATCCTGTCGATGCCCACTCCGACGGACACGTCGTCCTTCAGGTCCCCTTTATGAAGGGCCAGGATCAGAGCCTGGTTCTGATTGAGGATGTCCCCCACGACCAGCCCCGAAAGGATCCTCCCCGAAGCATCGTTCACCACGTTGACGTCAAGGTCAAAATCTGTCATCTGTATTCCGTTCATATCGTCAGTGTGTTATCGTTTTGTCCTCATAATCCTTTCTATTGAGCTTTGTGGCAGGGGCCATCGTCTTCGGAGTTATGACAGGCGCAGTGCTTGGAAGGCCGCCGCAGTTGATAGCTCCGGCCGGGATAGTATGGGTATGCTGGTTAAAGGCGTCTATCAGATCGTTGATCTTAGATGTGAGGTCTTCTATATTGATAAGGCCTCCCAGTTTCCCGCCGTTCACCTCGATGCGGTCTATGGAGTCCACGGACAGCACCGCCAGCTTCGACAGGTCTCCGGAGAGAGAGCCCACGATTACCGCAGTGTTTACCTTCGGGACGATAAGCATCTGGGCGTCGTCCGAAGCCTCCGATGCCCGGAGGCGGATGCCGGCAACGTCCATGTTGCCGAACCTCACGGTACAGGTGACGCCTTCGACGGACACGACAATGCCCTGATAGACGGTGATGGGTTCGGGCCCTACCGCCGACTTCAGATTGCGTATGAGTCTTTCTTCAGGTGTCATTTTATGCTAGCCTAAAACCTAGTTCAACAGTTCGTTTCCCGCCGTCGGAGCTAAACTCCGTCTTGACCGCCCGCACATAATAAGCGCCGTCCTTGTATTCGTAGTCCCTGTCGTGTATCACGGCCTTGTCTCCGGGCTTAACGTATGGTACGAGCCAGGTGACGATATCGCCATCGTAGCCGTCAAACGTGAGGCGCTTGTGCTCACTCTCTCCGCGAAGCTTCATCGAGGCGTCATCGCTGGATGCGCACTTTACCACGATCTTATCGCCTCCGGTAGTGCCATATTCCTTCTCTTTCACCTTGCCGTCGGGCAGCAGTGCTTTCACCACTACGCGCACCCTCCGATCCTCAGTTCGCCTGTAGGTCAGGTCGCAGTCCTGGACATTCTGCATGAAGTCGTAGTATATCGTATTGCCCACTTTCTCGCCGGGGGCATGCACGTGCAGGGTTTTGTCCTGTATGTAGATATCGGCCCCGCTTTCCTCCTGGACCTTCCGCAGGACGTCGTATCCGGTTGCGTTGTTGATGACGAATTTTTCATACTTCCAGCTGTAGCTGCAGTCAATCTTAAAGCCACCTCCGACGCCAGCCACTACACGCTGCAGCAAGTCGGCCAGGGAAATGTTCGACAGCTGGGCATCCGGCAGAGCTTTCCGGAAGAGATAGAGATCATCTTCGCACTCCAGCGTGATAGCCCCGTTATCGGTGCCGATGCGCTGCACCCAGCCTTCAAACTCGCGTACCATCCCGATCTCGGCATAACCAAGATCTATCGTTATACGGTCGCCACGGTGAATCTTCTCCTCCACGTCAAGAGCCTTGTTATACTCGGCTCCCGGAAGAGTGACGATGGCGCTATCCGCAAGCTGCTCTACGGAGCGGGTGATCTCCACCCCCTCCAGCATACCCAGCTTGTAGTTGCCAACCTCTATGTCAAACTTCATCGTGAACATTGCACCTATATCTGCTTCAAGTCTTCCTTCCGGAGAAGGAGCTTGTATATGTCGTCGCTCACTGCGCTAATCGTATATGCCTGGTTTGCCTGCCCTGCAGTGAAAGGCATGGCCCAGTCTTCCACGACCATCTGGGTGATCGAGAAGAGCTCCATCTGAGGGGACTTGACCAGGATCTTCCCAGCTTCGCAGTAAGAGCGCAACTTCTTCACGTCATCTGACGGATAGGTCCCGTTCTCTCCCATCAGGATCCCGCTGATATTGATGCTGTAGTCTCCCTGGCTCCAGCGCTCCTTGATGGTACCGCGAACATCCCCCTTCGAGACCTGCTTCTTGATCAGGACATTCGTGCCCTGGATGGTCACGTGCGGCTCATAGGGAAGCAGCCACCAGGGCTCTCCCTCCAGGGCGAAATACAGGGGAAAAACCATCGGGACGCCTTTGATATTCGTCACGATCGTTTCCGCAAGTTCGTCATCTGTCATGCCCGCTATCTTATCCATGGGCGGGAGCGTACCGGCAGGCGGTGTCTGCGGATTAAACATCCAGTATGGAGGAAATTTAATCTGCCTGTAGATATTTTCCAGAAGTATCCTATATTCGTTCATCGCGCTGCACTTAAGGCTATTTCAAGCGATCTGTTGATGCTCTCCAGAACAGCATCCCTGAGCTGTGAGAGATCCTTTCCGCTTGTGTTGGTTATATTGACGTCTTCAAAGAATTTCCCGATATTGAGGACAATCGAGGTATTCCTGGTTCCACCGGTAGTGATGGCGTTTGCCGTTCCGCTTGGAGAGCTTCCGCCTGTGCCAGCACCGGATGTGGCAAAAGATCCTATGTTTCCGACGCCTCCGGCTGCCTCCGGTGTCTCGATGGCCTTCTTTGCGGCATCCTTCTGCCTCTCGTTGGTCAGATGAGAGGAGAAGTTATCCCTGACTCCCCTGGCGAGGTCTGCCATGGCCGCTCCCGCGTTGTTGGTCGCCGAATAGCCGACGATCTGGTCCACGCCGGACTTTGCCGACTGCCAGGCACCGGAGAAGTCTCCCTTGAAAAGCTTGCCGATAGCCAGGCCCACGCTGCCGATGCCGTTGATAACCCCGACCAGGCGGTCGATCACGTATTGCTTGAGGATGCCTCCGAAGCCCTTGATGGTATCCCATACGGTAAGGATGACCGCACGGAATCCGGCGAACTTGTTCCAGCAGGTAATGACCACAGCCGTCACTGCAGCAATGCCCGCGACGATCAACCCGAAGGGATTGGCGTTGAGCACCGCTGTAAGGATCCGGAATCCAATTGTAAGTACCTTGGTGGCAATGGATGCAAGATTCGACGCCACTGTATATGCGGCTATCGACACTGTCAGAACTTTGATGACAGGGACTAGCACATTCAAATGCTGGGAGGCCCAGTCAGCTACCTTGGAGATGTAGTCCAGGCCTTTCCCCAGCGCGTTTATAACAGGAATAACGAAGGGCTTTATGAGCTCGTAAAGCTCAAGCAGTGTTCCAATGAGCTTACCCTTCAGCTGCTCAAAGGCACCATAAGACGTCTGGGCGATCTGCTCGGTCATCTTGTTGAATTTCCCGCCCTCACCGGTTGCCCGCTGGAAGGCGGCACGGACCATGTCAAAAGTCACAAGGCCTTTCGACATGTCATCCTTCAGTTGAGCGACAGACTTCCCGGTAAGCGCCGATATGTCCAGGAGAGGGTTATAACCGGCATTTATCAGTTGGAGAAGATCCTGCCCCTGCAGCTTCCCCGCAGCGCTGATTTGGCCGAACACCAGCGCGAGCGACTGGAGCTTGTTCTTGTCGCCCATCGCAACGTCGCCGAGCATCTTCAGATCGTCCACCACGGTCTCGGTGCTGATACCGAAGCCCAGCATCGTCTTCGATGCGTTCTGCGTCGTGCTGCGGTCCCAGAGGGTATTATCAGCGTATTTGTTGATCTCTCCCAGCATCTTGGCAGCCTTGGCCTCGCTGCCTACAAGCACGTTGAAGGAGGTGGCCGTCTTCTCCGCCTCCATGCCCATCTTTGCGACAACACCCACGCCGGCAGTCAGGGCGACTATCGGGTTGGTGATGAATTCCGCGCCTGGCAATGACCTGAACGCATCCCCAAGACCCTTTTTTATACCCGTTCCAAACTTGGCCGCCGACTGTGCGGCCGCGTCAAGCTTCCTCTGAACGGAGTCGATCTTGCCGATGGTGGAGGAATCCCCTTTTGCGGAAATGTCGATTATGTACTGGGCGATATTCATCGTGCGTTGCTTTCTGATTGGCGTATATGCTTGAGCTGAGCTATGGTCTGAGCCCACTCCTGGTCTGACAGCCCCTCCGGATCAAGATGGAGGTAGTATCGGATAAGCGTATTGAAATACCCTATCAAGTTCGCCTCCGGACGGCCGTCAGCCAGGTCTAGAGCTTTTTTATTTCTGCCTCCTTTACCTCAGCAATGGCATCCAACGTGGGCGCAGCCGCGAAGAAATAGTTATCATCCGTCTGGAACTCCATATCTCCGTCGATCCAGCACTGCTTGAGGAGTATTTCGACATACTTGACGGAATCCTTGGCCTGGTTGGATCCTGCCATAGCGAAAGAGAGGTCTTTGCGGGTAGGCTTATGCAGGACGGCCTTTTTATCATCACATGAGATCTCGAAGACCTCACCGTATTTTTCTTTCCAGCCTTTGAGCTGATCTTCAGTATAGGTAAACATTGTTTTTCGTTTTATAGGTGTTTGTAAGGTGTTTAAATAGGGGCCGGTGTACGGCCCCCATATACAGGCTAGTAGTTCTCTACGATATTCAGCATCACCAGCGGAAGCTCGATCTCCATGAACTTGTCGTTCTGGTTCATCCCTTTTGGCTTGGAGGTTATCTCTGCACCTACCAGGAGGTCAGTCTTGATGACATCCCCCTTGGAAGGATTGCCGTAGGAAACTACGATGTTGAAGCTGACGTCCAAAGCGTCTCCGCCGGCCGCCTGGTTAAGAGCCTCATACTCCGACTGGAGCAGGCGGATGGACCCAGTATAGGACTTATTGCCGCGCTGAATGCCATGAGGCTTGTTACCCTTGGCATAAAGGGCCTCCTTTTCCTGGTCGGAGTTGTAGCTGACGCCCCTGATACCGGTAACGTCACGCCCAGCCATCACAACGGTGATGTCTGCCCATTCATATTCTCTGCTGTCAAACATAGTCTTAGCTGTTTTGAGTGAGGAATCCGATGTTTACGACAATGTCACGCGCATAGCCGTAAGGACGCACCTTCAGCGTGCCTTCCACCTTGGAGGTTGAAAGGACGTTCTGCGAAGGATCGATATAGAATGAGCAGCCACTGCCATCTACCACGGAGAGCTCCCCGGAGGCGGTCATCTGCTGATTGATCGCACGCTCCACGGAAGCCTGCCAGCTCTTGAGAACCGGCTGTTGCATGGTGCCATCGGTATTGACTTCGATTTCGTCGAGAAGGAACTGAAGCATCGTCACATAAGCGATGCGTGCCGCTTTGTCTACGGTACGGCGGGCGGTGAGGTGCGCATAGTCGTCAGTGCCGGCGACTGCGAGGTGATCGTCCACCAAATAGTATCCGGGGAGGCCGACGTAGATGCGGGGGGTAATGTACCCCTTTGCATAAAGAGCATCTACCACTCCCATTGCCTCATCCACCAGGGAAGCACCGATATACATCTGAACCGGGGCCAATGCGCCGGTCGCCACGCGGCCGATGTTGCGCTGGACGGGGGAAGATGCTATGCGTCCGGCAAGAGTGCCGACTGCGGCATTCTTAGACGATACGGCGACATCGCCGATGAATATACCCACTCTGTTATATGCAAGCTCCGTCAGATCCGGTGCATCATCCGCAGAAGCGAACTGGCGCCCCTCGAGAATTGTGAAGATGGGGGAATACAGCTCGTCTGCAGCCCAATTTGCAAGGGCTTGAGCTTTGGGCATAGCGGTGAGCACATCCGGATCCAGTCCATCCGTCACCGTTGCGGCCGTTGTCGAGGCAGATGCCACGATCAGACCTCTGAGCGCACCGCGCAGAGACTGCAGGATGGCCTTCATGGGGCCGCTTTCCACGTCCAGCACAGTAGTCATTACGGCGGATTCGATGCCGATGAGGTAAACGGGTGTTCCTTCTTCAGACTCCGCATAGAACTGGTTTACCAGCTCGACGATGCGCGAGTTATTGCTGGCGGTTATACCGAGGGCGGATAAATCCCCCGGACGCACCAGACGATAGGGCTTGCCCAGTATGAAGGTCGTGGGAACAGCGGAAGCGCCCAGCACGACAAGACCAAGCAGGCCGTCCTGGTTATCCGGCACCGTCCCAAGCAGGCCGTTCAGATAATTGATTTTTACTCTCGGAAGCATTTTGATTTATGATTTAAAGAAGCCACCCCCGTAGGGGCCGGAGGCGGCTTCGGTTCTGGGGAGGGTGACTAGGAAGCGGGGCCGTTGATGATGGCGTACACGCCCTTCTTGTCGTAGCGACGGATAGCGCCACCGACACGGACAAGGAAGGAATAGATGTCGCCGTAGTACAGCGGATTGT